TATTCCAGGGCCGCTTTCGGAAGCAGGAGGCGGAGCGCTTCTGGAAGGACATCCGCTATTTTTCCAGGAACGAGCCCTACATTGCCTGCTCCTGCGGCAAGTGCGGCGGCTTCCCGGTGGAGCCCGCAGAAAAGCTGATGCGGCTTGCGGACGCGGTGCGGGAGGCGGCGGGAAAGCCCATGGTCCCCACGAGCACGGTGCGGTGCAAGACCCACAACGCGGAGGTTGGGGGCGTGTGGAACTCCCGGCACCTGCTGGGGCACGCTATGGATTTTCGCATCCCGGGGCTGTCGGCGGCTGAGGTGCTGAGCATTGTGCGGAAGCAGAAAAACGTGGTGTACTGCTACGCCATCGATGCGCAGCATGTGCATATGGATATCGGGAACTAAAAAGGAGAGAGGCCAATGGACTGGAAGCAAACGGTTTTGACTGTGGTGCTCACCCTGCTGGGCTCTGCTGGATTTTGGGGCTACCTGGAAGCCCGCAGAGCCAAGAAGGACGCGAACACCCGTCTGCTGGTGGGTATTGCCCACGACAGAATTACCTACCTGGGCATGAAATACGTGGAGCGAGGCTCCATCACCCAGGACGAGTACGAGAATTTGAACGATTACCTCTACGAGCCCTACGCAGCAGCCGGGGGAAACGGCTCTGCGAAAAGGGTAATGGAGGAGGTAAAGAAACTACCGTTACATAATAACTGAGGAGGAAATAAAAATGATTGATCTTACCCCTATTGTAAACGCTTTTATCACCCTGATCGGGCTGCTGCTGACCACCTTCCTGATTCCGTGGATTCGGACGAAAATCAGTAACGAAAAGCTGAAAGAGATCCAGAAGTGGACCGCTGTCGGCGTGAAGGCCGCAGAGATGATCTACAACGAATCCGGCATGGGCGATGTGAAGAAAAATTACGTACGCAGGTTCCTGGAATCCAAGGGCTACAAGCTGGATATCGATACCGTGGACGCACTGATCGAGGCCACTGTCCGGGATATGCAGCAGGAGGTCTTTGAGGCTGTGGCGCTGCCTGGTGCGGCTGAAGAGGGCGAAGAAGAAAAGGAGGATTGACGGCTGAGTGGACACGGTTCCCTGGAACCGGGTGATACTGGAAGAATTCTGCTCCCTGGCGATTTTAACGCCGCTGGAAGAACAGATACTCCGCACCCGGGCCGCCGGATGGAGCCAAGCGAAACAGTGCCACAAGTTTCATGTGTCCCTTGCCACAATTACACGAACGGTCAGAAAATTAAGGCAAAAGTATGAATTCTGCCGGAAATACAGTGATAAGCTGCCGGAAAACTTGAAATTCTAACTTGCCTGCAATTCGCTGACGAAAATATGACGAAACCCCGGCGAATGGATGAGGATTCCATCGCCGGGGTTTTTGCTATGATATGGGTACAGAGAGGGCCCACTCTGAATTTAGATTTGGAGGAATCACTATGGCACTGAACTTTACGGCAGCTGACCGGGTGGGCGGCATTGGCGGCTACATCGGCGGCATTGCCACGCTGCTGGGTATGGCCGGAAACGGCGGTATCCTGAACGGCTGCGCCGGTTCCGAGGGCGACCACGTTGTGAACCGCTACGAGGCCGGACAGGCTGCGGAGATCGCGGCCCTGAAATCCGACATCAAACTGCGGGACGCCAACACCTACACCGACAGCAAGATTCTGGAAATGTACCAGTATCTTGACGGGCGGCTGCGGGGCGTCGAGGGGCAGATTTCTGCACAGGCAGTTGTGAACGCCCAGATCACGGCGAACATCAGCTGCATGCAGAACCAGATCGCCACGCTGTCCGGGCTGACGAAGACCGTCATCCCCATCGGCAACGTGTGCCCGGAGCCTATGCCTGCTAAGAACAGCTGGACGGCTCCCGCTGCGGCGGCTTCCACCTAATAGGCCAAAGGGGGGCGGCGAAGGCCGCCCCTGATTGGAGGATAATATGATTGCAAAAGAGAAGGTAATTGCCGGTGCGGCAATGTACATAGAAAAGGAAATCCTGCCCAGACTGCCGGAAATGAAGGCGCTGGCGGTGGCGGGGGCTGCGGCACTGCTTGCAAGAAGGGCCCCCGGGCTGCTGGATGAGCTGGAAAAGAATCCGGCGGTAAAGGCATTGGGAGTAATCGAAAACGGCATGGTGGACGCTGAGGCGGTCTATGCGGCCTATGCGCCGAAGATCGTGAAGCCCATGGAAATCGATGTGCCCTTTTTGGGGCGGATGAGCTTCGACCGGGCCGAGGTGGACCGGTTGATGGAATATATACGGGAGGCGTGAAAGAAATGAAGGAAATCAAAATTCTGATGGAGCACATAGAGGACGAGCTGCGCGACGCTCACACCTATGCGGAGCTAGCTTTAGAATACCGCACCACAGACCCGGAGACGGCGGAACTTTTCTACAAGCTATCCGGTGAGGAAATGAATCACATGAACGCCCTGCATAAGAACGTGGTCCGCCTGATCGATGCTTACCGCCGGGAGAAGGGTGAACCGCCTGCGGACATGATGGCGGTCTACGAGTACCTGCATAAGCGGGCGATCGAGAAAGCGGAGAAGGTCGGTGTCCTGCAAGGGATGTACAAAAAGTAAACTGGCCGAAATCGACCAGTTTAGAACATAAAAAGGACACGCCCTGCCAATTACGGCAAGGCGTGTTTTCTGGTTTGGACGAAGACCATTCCGGAAACGGTTATCGTGTTCGGATTTGCGTCCAATGGTGGACCATTCGGCCCCGTATCCGAACTCCCGGCTTCTACAAATGATGTAGAAACACGATATGTTTTTGTCGGAACTTCTGATAAATTGTAAGCGGTTATGATTTTGAAATAGCCCTGGTCATCGTCGTAAACTGTGACGGAGTTGACAAACAGGTCTATGAGCATCTTTTTCTGGGTTTCCAGCGGGACGGCCTGCTTACGAACGGATTCCAGGTAGTAGACCACCATTTCCTTGGTTAGGTGGATGACGGAATGCTGCTCTTCCAACAGCTGGGCGGATAATCCTTTGCGTTGGGACTCCAATTCTGCAATCCTGGATACCAGCGTGTCAGGGGCCATTCCGCTGGTCTCTATAGCCTTGGTCAGGTTACGCACCTTGCGTTCAATATCGGCGATCTGCTCCCGGATAGCGGGGATGTTGGTATTCTGCTGTATTTCCTCTTCTGACTGGCGGGCGGCGACGGTAGCGACATAATCAATGACATCATCCGTCAGGACCTCCAAGGCATCCTGGACAACAATATCCTCTATCCAGTCCTTCGGGACTGGCTTTTTATTACAGTCCCTTCGGATTTTGCGACCTGCGCAGGAGTAGTAATTGTAGGTATGGCCGTTCTTGCTCCTGCCACACTCTCCGACCATCTGAGAGCCGCAATGGCCACAGAAAATCTTACCGGCGAGTAGATATGGCACCTTGGCTTTTCCCCTGGCAGGGGCTGACTCATTGACTTTCAGACGAGCTTTTACCTTTGCCCACACATCGTCTGTGACAATTCTCGGAACAGAATCTTCCTGGCGAATATCCTTGTATTTGTACACGCCAATGTATTTCTCGTTTCGGAAGATATTCTTGAAACTGCTTTTATTAAATTTAGCACCCTTTGCTGTACGGTAGCCTCTGGCGTTAAAATCATCGCAGATGGCGGCTACAGTATCCCCGCTGGCGTATCTGTCGAAAGCCTCAGACACCAATGGTGCGGTTAGTGGGTCAATTGCCCATTTTTTGTTTTCGATTTTGTAACCAAGAGGAACAGAACCACCCAGGGCGTTCCCTTTTAGGGCGCTTTCCCGGTTGCCGCGGATGATTTTCTCCCGGAGTTCGTCGGAGTAATATTCATTCAGACCCTCCAAGACAGATTCCAGGAGACGGCCCTCCTTGGTGGCGGAAATGGCCTCCGTGGCGGATTCCACGCCGCAGCCGTTTTTGTACAGAAGGGCACGGGCGGCGGCGCTGTCCTGACGGTTCCGGGCGAAGCGGTCAAGCTTCCACACGAGCACGGTGTTCCATGCGGCTCGCTTGCTGTCTGCAAGCATCTGCTGAAATGCTACACGTTTTGCCATGCTGGTATGGGCAGATATTGCCCGGTCCACATACACGGCGGCAATACGGTATTCTTGCCGGATACAGTATGATATCAATTCCCGGAGCTGGCCCTCTATGGACTGTTCCGATTGCCGGTCGGAGGAATAGCGCATATACAGGCAGCAGGTGGCCACGCAGTCTGTGGACAGCACAGAAGGATTCTCCGCAAACTGCTGCCTTTCCTCCGGAGTCAGCGCCGACAGGTCAATGGGCATTGTTTGCATCCCGTTTCCTCCCTTTTGCGTTTCGCCTTGCCACTGTTCGGACGATATACAAGCACATTCCGATAATGGAAAAAGCCGCAACGTACACAATTGGGGCTGTTGTGGTGCCCCTAATTAGGCCAAGATTTGGATTCCTAGCGTCCAAGGTTACATATACCATCAGGAGCAAACCAAACAGCACAGAAAGACCAGATGTTACATAGGCAATTTCCTTCCAGTTACTACGGACTGTAGAAATTTCATTTTCCATTATGTGGCTTCTGTCTTCCAGCCTGGATATGGCTTTGCCCTTCTCAGCAATCATTTCCTCTTTGTGGGCGAGCTCGGTTTTTAGCTGCGCAATTTCAGCGCTTTGGTCTTGCCTTGGCGGTGAAATCTCCATCAGTTCATCAAGAGAAAGGCCCAGATCAATGGCTATGGCCGTAACATCATAGATGCTTGGCCCGGATAGATGCCCTGAGAAAAATTTTTTGACGGTAGATTCGCTCAGCCCGGTGCTGTCTATGATTTGCTGGTTCGTTTTACGCTGGTCTTCCTTGGCGTTCTTCATTTTCGTAGGAAGATTTTCGCAAATTGTAGAAATTTGCTGAATGATTTGCTGGTTTGCCATGGTTTGCCCCCTTACATTTCTAATACAGAACGGTGGATTTTCATGAGAGCACCGGAATTTCTGATGTGCGTATTTACGAAACCTACCGTCGCAGAGTACCATAATGGTACGCCAACCGGCAAGGGATAAACGCATCCGGTGGCAGCCCCGCTGCCTTGTGGCACGGGCGGCGGGGCAATTATTAGTCCGTTTTATCGGACATTTCAAGTGCTATACATAAGGTATGAATTGAACGTACATTCGATAATAACTTGTAAAGGGGCGGCGACAATGTTGGAAGAGGTTTTGGAAATGTGGGAACAGCTGAACGAAGAGAATAAGAGGAAGATACTTACCCTTGAAGCTGCTCTTTTATCAACTCAGCCATTGCAGAACGAATCTGCTGCTGATGCTCCGGCGTGAGCATGGCGAAGTATCTGGCGAACTCCTCGGTTTCCCTGTCGGGAGCCGGGGATTTTTCCGTTTCCGGGGTTTCCTCAGAGAAGTAGGAGACAGGAACACCGAAGTAGTCAGCGATCTTTGCCAGCTGGGTGTCTCTAGGCATGGAACCTGTTTTCCACCCAGATACAGCCGCCTTTGATACGCCTATTTGATTTCCAACGTAAGAAGGGGTTACTCTGTTCTCGTTGCATAGTCCGATAAACTTTTTGTAAAACATAGTGTAAAAACACCTTCCATTTTTGTGCAGATGGTAGAAAGAGAACTTTCTTAACTAATGTTCTTGACTTTCTTAACTTGCCGAACTATAATACAGCCATGAACACCAGTTCACGAAAAATGAGTACAAAAATCCTCGGGGTAGGAACCCCATTTTTCAGAGGTTCCGGCTCCGGCGAGTGGCGAATGGTTTATTTGTTTCAGCAAAACCAATATAGCATACGCCACTCGGAAAAGCAACCGTTTTTCTGAATTTTGTTCAAATTCACCAAGAAAGGAAGGAGTGTTTTGAAAGTTGGAAGAAGTAGCAACGCTGCCACGAACTCCCGAGGAGCGGGTGCAGAAGGCAACATTCATACGCATGACCGTGGAGATGAACAAGCTGACATACAGCTGGCTCATCCAGGAGCTTGCCAGCGAGGGCTTTTCAATCAGCAAGACCACCGTGAGCAGCGCTCTGGCGGGGAGCCTGGTAAGCCCAAAGGCGGACGAGTTCCTGATGCGGGCGGAGAGAATCTGCAAGCGATACAGGCAGAGCTTTCCCACCAGGCAGCAATCCGGGACATAGGCAAACTGACCCTGGCTTTTGTAATGGCCGATGTTGGGGCCTACGAAGAATGGTTTTTTGAAAAATACGGTGTGAAGCCGGAACTATGAAAGGAGATTTTTATGGCAAAGTATAAGGTTGGAGATAAGGTGCGGATTGTGAGTGAGCGGCCCTCCTCTTGCGGGTTCGTTGACGATATGTGCAAGTATCTTGGTACGGTTATGACCATCCGCAATGTCATTGAATCCGATAATCCGTCGTACAAGATGGAGGAAGACAAAGGATTGCATGAATTCCTACTCGCAAGGGTGCTTCTCGCCGACATTGCCGACGGCTGGGTTTGGAGTGAGAAATGGATTTCCGGCCTGGCCGAAGAGCCCAAGGAATCGAAGGAAATCCCCGGTGAGCCCATCTCCGTACATATCCGTTTCTGCGGTCCTCTGACCGTGGCAGAGCTGATGAAGGGCAGCAAGGTCGTGAAGGTTGCAAATGCCCGGTGCAGCCCGAAGGACACCTACGACCGTGGCGAAGGGTCCAAGGTCGCCGTGAACCGACTGTTTGAGAAGAAGCATCAAGATTCCTCTTATAAATACCCGAATGCGTTCGGCAAGAAGTTTAAGGTGATCGGGAATAGCAGCGATATGCCCCACTTCTTCAAAATTGGGACTGTTGTTAAAGTTGCAGGCGTGAGCGAATACGGGAACTACTTCTGCGAAGCACTCTCGTACAGCCCTGACGCTCATTGGCAATTTGTCAGTCCAAAAGATTTAGCGCCTTACAAGGAGGCCAAAAAATGAGCATCAAGGATGCCACACCGGAGGAAATCGCCGCCATGCGGGAACGCATCAGCAAGCGGCAATCTGACAGGCGGTACGAGCTGGAAATGGACCAGGCCGTTGCCATGGCCTGTAAGGCCAATCGTGTCCCTTTCGTGGAGCAGGGCAAGGAACCGAGCCTGGAAAGCGTCATCGTTGCAACAGGCATGATGGCAACCGCCGGGGCGGCGGCAATCCTGGGTAGCACCGGGGCCGTGCCTATGGGTTACGCCGTGGCTGCGGCTGGTGTGGCTATGGCTGGGGCCGTTACCCAGGTGGCAAGGGAGGTACAGAAATGAACATCCCGGAATGCTATGAGCCGTGGAGGCAGGCAGATGCCAGAGAATCCGACTGGGACAACTACCTCTCTCGGTTCCCGGTATGCGCCCACTGCTGCTCCCCTATCACGGATTCCAAGCTCATTTACATTGCGAAGCACGATGAATTCTATCACCTGAGCTGCATTGAGGCGATGGAGGAATTCAACGAGGCTGCGGAGGTGGAGTGATGCTGAGAAAAATTCCTACCTCCAATATGAGCAAGGAAGAGTGGACGAAGCTCCGCTCCTCCACCATCGGTGGGTCGGATGCCGCCGCTATTCTGGGGCTGAACCCACACAAGTCCCCATACGCCCTGTGGGCGGAGAAAACCGGTAAGGTCGTCCCGGAGGACATTTCCGGGAAAGAGGCGGTACGGCTTGGCACAGACCTTGAGGACTATGTGGCACGCAGGTTTATGGAGGCCACCGGCAAGAAGGTCCGCCGGGAGAACTACACCGTCTTCCGGGACGATATGCCCTACGCACACGCAAATTATGACCGGCTTGTGATCGGCGAACGGGCGGGGCTTGAAATCAAGACCACCAATGCCCTGAACCTGACGAAGTTCAAGAACGGCGAGTTCCCGGCAACCTACTACTGCCAGTGCGTTCACTATCTGATGGTCTCCGGCCTCGACCGCTGGTATCTGGCGGTTCTGGTCCTGGGCATCGGATTCTATGTGTTCACCATTGAGCGGGACGAGAACGAGATCGCCGCCCTGAAAATGGCGGAGGAAAATTTCTGGGACATGGTGCAAAAAGACTTGCCACCGGAAATCGACGGCATGGATTCCACCATTGATGCGGTCAACGCCGTGTTCCCGGTAAGCGAGCCGGACACGGAAATTGACCTGACGGGCTGCGCCGCCGATCTGGCGATATTGGACGAATGCGGACAGCAAATCAAGACCCTGGAGGTGAAGAAAGCCGCCGCCCAGGCACGAATCATGGAAGCTATGGGCACCGCCGAACGTGGCGGCTACGCCGGTTACTCCGTGAGCTGGAAGAGCGGCAAGCGGCAGACCTTCGACCGGAAACGGTGGGAGAAAGACCACAGGAATATCCCAGAGGAATATTTGAAAACTTCGGAAAGCAGGACTTTCCGATTCAAAAAGGAGAACGTGTAAATGGAAAACATGATTCAAAACGCCGCTGCCTCTACCCAAGCAGTTGCCAAGAAGAAAGCCCCTCAGTCTATTCAGGACTACATCACTGTGATGGCCCCTGCTATCAAGGCGGCGCTACCCAGCGTTATGACCCCGGAGCGGTTCAGCCGCATTACCCTGTCTGCTCTGAGCGCCAACCCGAAGCTCAAAGAATGCACACCGCAGTCCTTCTTGGGAGCCATGATGACCGCCGCACAGCTGGGCTTGGAACCCAACACTCCCCTTGGACAAGCCTACTTGATTCCCTTCAAGAACCATGGGCGGCTGGAATGTCAGTTCCAGTTGGGCTACAAAGGCCTCATTGACCTGGCCTACCGTTCCGGTGAAGTGTCCATCGTCCAAGCACACACAGTCTACGAGAACGACGAATTCCAGTATGAGCTTGGCATTGACCCGAAGCTGCGGCACGTTCCCGCCAAGAGCAACCGGGGCAAGCCCATTGCCTACTATGCCATGTTCAAAACCAAGGACGACGGCTACGGCTTCCAGGTCATGAGCATGGAAGACGTGACGGAACACGCCCGGAAGTTCAGCAAGAGCTACGGAAACGGCCCGTGGCAGACCAATTTTGACGAAATGGCGAAGAAAACCGTGCTGAAAAAGGTGCTGAAATACGCTCCCCTGAAATCCGATTTTGTCCGTGGAGTCTCCCAGGACGGAACCACCAAGACGGAACTCGCCGCCGATATGTCCGAAATCCCGGATGTTACGGAGTATATCGAGGTGGATTCCAACACCGGTGAGGTCATTGAACCAGAAACCCCGGAGAACGCCTGATGTACACAGTACACGGACAGGACGGAACGCTGCTGATGCAGTCTGCTATGGATTTTCGGTATGACGCGAAAACGGAATTGTCGCTTCTCAATTCCGGCCACACAATCCGGCTGAATGGGAAACGAATCACCAAAAAGGAGGTAATGCAGAATGCAGAATGTAATTTGCATCACGGGAAGAGTCGCCCGTGACCCGGAGCTGCGGAGAACCAATTCCGGCAAGGCTGTGACAAGTTTCTCTGTTGCCTGTGAGCGGGATTTCGCCGACAAGCAGACCGGGAAGAAAGAGGTTGACTTTATCAACTGCGTGGCCTGGGGCGGAACGGCAGAGGTCGTCGAGAAGCATTTCCCCAAGGGCCGCATGATTAACCTCACTGGTCGGCTCCAGAACCGGGATTGGACGGATAAGAACGGACAGAAGCGTCGCACGGCGGAAATTCTTGTCGGCAATGTGTATTTCTGCGGTGACAATAAAAACGGCGCACAGAGTCACAGTGAGCCTGACATGGCATATCCCGCGCAGACGAATGACTATGCCATGCTTGAAGATGCAGATACGCAATTGCCTTTCTAGTTCCAAATAATCAATCTTTATCTGAAAAAATCACACCTATACTTGCAACCTTTGCGGTGGGAGGTCAAACCGCAACTCCAAAGAAAGGAGGAAAATCGTGGCAAAAGAAGTTTTCAGAATCGCCTACCCGAAGACTGGCGCGGAAAAGAAAAAGTGGGCGAAGGAGTACGGCATGAATTCGTATTATGCCGGGAAACATTGGGCATTGCGAAAAAAAGACGCTGAGTTCTGGCACTGGCTTACGCTGGCAGCCATGAACGCTCAGGACATTCGCAAAACGCCCTTTAAACTGCCCGTAGCCGTTACATTCTACTGGAATGATAGGCTGGATATCGATAATCACGCGATCATGGGAAAGATGATCGTGGACGCAATGAAAGGTCGTGTCATCGAGGACGATAACCGGCGCTGGCTGAAAAGCGTTTCCCACAATTTCCACGATGAGGATTACATACAGGTTGAAATACGGGAGGTAGTGCCGTGACACAGTGTGAGCGTATCCTGCGGCATTTGCAGGACTATGGAAGCATTACCCAGGCCGAGGCTGTTGCCGAGTACGGCTGTTACAGGCTCGGAGCAAGAATCTGGGACTTGAAAGCCCAGGGCATACCCATCAAGAGCGAAACCGTCACTGGAAAGAACCGGTACGGGAAGCGGACAAGCTTTGCGAGGTATTCCTTGGTAGAGGGCGGTAACGATGGCTGAACGACGCATGTTTTCCAAAAAAGTCACAGATAGTGACCAGTTCATCGAGCTTTCCGCTTCTGCGCAAGCGCTCTACTTCCACCTGAACCAGAGCGCTGACGATGACGGATTCAACAATCAGATTCAGAACGCCCTATTCAAGGCGCACGCAAGTCTTGATGATTTGAAGGTGCTTATGGTGAAGAAATTCATCATCCGATTTGAAAGCGGCGTGATTGTCATTCGTCATTGGAGAATGCACAATACACTACGAAAAGACCGATATACACCCACAAATTTCCGTGAAGAGTTTGCAAAATTGGGAATTTCGGATGATGGCTCGTATACAGATGGTTGTCAAATGGTTGCCGGACGGTTGCCAAATGGTTGCCAAATGGTTGCCCCAGGTAAGGATAGATTAGATAAGGATAGTATAGGAGAGGTTAATAATACAATCCTAACGGATTGTATAGGGCACTCTGACGAGTGCAGCGACCAAAAATCCTTGCCGAAGAAGACGAAAGCAAAGCGTTTTGTTCCACCGACCGTTGCCGAAGTAACGGCCTATTGCCAAGAACGTGGCAACAGGGTAAATCCTGAGGCGTTCGTGGACTTCTACGCCTCGAAAGGATGGATGGTGGGCAAGAACCCCATGCGGGACTGGAAAGCCGCTGTACGGACGTGGGAACGCTCAGAAGGGCGTGGACACAACGGCTCCGGAAACCGGGGTAACTACACCCAGCCGGATGATGATCTGGTGAAATATTTTTAGGTGGTGAGCACAGATGAACGCTGACGAGGCAAAGGAGCTGCTGGACCTGCAACGGCGGATGCAGCGGCTCCACGGGGTAACGCCGGAGCCAACCCCCAGGAACGAGCTTGCGGAAGCCATGATCGATACCCTTGCTTCCAATGCGGAGCAAGCCGCAGAAACCGATACCGAGTATCTGGCCGAAGACGGGCTGCTCCATTGCAAAATCTGTGGCGGCAAACGGCAAACCGTTATCCAGCTCCCATTCGAGGGGGCAGTGCCAAGGAAAATCCGCTGCTGGTGCCAATGCCCGACGGAATTCGACAAAGCCAAGGAGCGGGAGAAGGACGTGACCATCAGCCGGAACCGGAGCGTTTGCTTCCAGGGATTCGAGGAGCTGCGGAAATGCACATTCGATTCCGCTGACGCTGACACGCCCACAAAGCTGATTACAGCGGTGAAAAAATATGCCGATACTTTTCACGTCAGCTACCAGAAAGGGGCAGGAATCCTGTTCTACGGCCCTGTAGGAACAGGCAAAACTTTCCTTGCGGCTTGCATTGCTAATGAACTGCTAAAAAATGGCTACAAAGTGCGTATGACTAGCTTCTCTGCAATCTCTGACGAGCTGTGGAACGCACCCAGCAAAGACGAGTACATAGCCGACCTGTGCAAATACCATCTGCTTGTTTTAGATGATCTTGGGGCCGAACGAAAGACCGAGTATATGCAGGAGATGGTGTACAAAATCGTCAACGCCCGGTATGTGGCGGGCGTACCGATGATCGTCACCACGAACCTGACCAGGGACGAGCTGAGTAAGGCCCCCGACATTACAACCGCACGGACATATGACCGGCTGCTTGAACGTTGCGTCCCGGTAGAGGTCACCGGAAAAAGCCGCCGCAGAGCCGCCGCTGCCGAAAACTGGGGTGAAATGCGGGAAATGCTGGGGCTGAAATGAATTTAGGAGGAACCAAAATGAATATCAAAGCGGAATCAGGTGACACCCCATGAACTGCAAAATCTGTCACACATCCCACACCCGGGACGAGCTGGACGACCGGGGCCGCTGCCGCTCCTGCCATGACGCGTACATGGCGACGCTGAACGGGATGCACTACGGCGACTACATGGCCGCCAAACCCCGGCCCTATGTGCTTCCGGTGACGGTCACACCCCTGCGGGAGCTGCCGGTTATGAATTCCGAAAAGATCTGCCGTATCTGCGGCAAGCCCATTCCACCGGAAAGCGGGCGGCGCACCCTGTGCAGCCTGGAATGTCAGGCGGAATTCAACCGGCAGTCGGCCAAAGCCGCCCACGACAAGGCCAAGGCAGCCAAAGCGGCCCAAGAAAAGCCCCTGCGCCGCTGCGCCATCTGCGGCGAACCGCTGCCCAGCAACATGCGCAAATATTGCACCCCGGAATGCGCCCACATCGGGGCCATGAAAAGTGAGCGGGAGAGCAAGAAGCGCAGAGCGGAAAGGATGAAAAACTGTGAGAAACTCTGAGAACTCCGAGAAAACGCGGACAAATGCGGACAGAATCCGGGAGCTGCCCAATGAGGTGCTGGCCCAAATTATCCGTCAATGCTGCTGCGGCTCCACTTGCTTTGAATGCCCGGTGGAGCAGTTGTGCAACGGAACTTTCCGCACAACGGATGACTGGTTCGACTGGCTGGAAAGCGAGGCAGAGGAATGATCAACGTGGTAGAACAGCTTACGCCAAACCCAGTAACCCACGAGCATGGAGAAAATGGGTGCTGCAAAAACCCCAGGGAATGGGAAATGGAAATGATGCACCAGGTATGGGCAGCGGGCCTCCACGAAGCGGCCAATTGCTTTCAGGATGCGCTTGAAGCAAAGTGGAAGCTTGAATCTCAGAGAAAAGTGAAGCCGAAAACAAACAGAGACAGAATCCGAGACATGACGGATAAGGAACTAGCAAAAATCCTTAACGGCGGATGCCCTCCGGGAGGAGCAAAGTGCAACGAGCGCTGCGAGACCTGCTGGCTCGACTGGCTCCGCTCCCCGGTGGAGGATGGCGAGAAATGAAAGTTCTGGTCGCCTGCGAGGAATCCCAGACCGTCTGTACTGCGTTCCGGGAGCGGGGGCATGAGGCCTATTCCTGCGATATCCAGGAGCCGTCAGGCGGGCACCCGGAGTGGCACATCCTGGGGGATGCCCTGGAAGCCATCGAGGGGCAAGTGACCACCATGGATGGACGGACGCATGATGTTGGGCGGTGGGATTTGCTGATTGCACACCCGCCGTGTACATATCTCAGCAACGCCGGGGCCAATCGGCTGCGGATAAACGGTGAAATACAGGAGGGACGCATGCAAAAAGCAAAAGCGGCAAAGGCACTATTTATGGCCATGCTGAATGCCGACATTCCGAGAATTGCAGTTGAAAATCCAGTTCCCGGCAGCGTTCATGGGCTCCCCCCCCTACTCCCAGATTATCCAACCGTTTATGTTCGGAGAGGCCTGGTGCAAAAGGACGTGCCTATGGCTCAAAAACCTGCCCTTGCTGATGGCGACGGATTGCGTGGTGCCGACTGGAAAATGGGTAGACGCCACACCGCATGGACGGGCAGCTCGACCGGGAGAATGGGAAAACAAAGGGCGGCGAAGTCCAAAGGAACGCTCCAAAACATTCACCGGAATTGCCAAAGCTATGGCAGAACAATGGGGATGATCATTTTCGTGGCCTCACGGAAATGTTATGGAGGCAAACATGAAGATAGCAAGAGTATTTCCAACGAAAACATCTATGTCGCCCACTGATCCACTGGCATTCTTTGGGCCGCCGACCATTGAAGCTATGGCAGCAGAGCCGGAGGAAGTGCATATCTCTGTCACGTTTAGCTGGGACCTGGAAAAGGCCGACGAGCTGTATTACCAGTGGGAAATGTTGGGTGTTCCCGTGGAAGTGGGTGGGCCTGCGTTTGGCGACCGGATGGGCGACACGTTTACCCCTGGAATGTACCTGCGTGAGGGCATGACGATCACAAGCCGGGGCTGTCCAAAAGATTGCTGGTTCTGCGATGTGGGAAAATGCGCCAACGGCAGGGTTATCGAGCTACCAGTGCGGGACGGATGGAACATCCTGGACGACAACATTTTGGCGACCTCTGACGTGCATTTCCGGGCCGTGATCGATATGCTCAAACGGCAAAAACAAAGGCCGGTATTTTCCGGCGGGCTGGAACCGGAGTACATGACCCCGTGGAAGGCAGAGCAGCTTATGTCCGTTAGGCCACAGACGATGTATACGGCGTATGATACCATGGACGACTACGAGCATTTAATGGCTATGTCGGACATGTTGCATAATGCGGGGCTAAGCTGGAAAAGCCACCAGGTAAAGTGTTATCTGCTGTGCGGCTATCCGGAGGACAGCATGGATGCAGCGGAGAAACGAGCCGAACAAATCATGGAGTTGGGATTTCTGCCCTTCGCCATGCTCTACCGGGACGAAACAGGGAGGCGTGACCCGGCGTGGCGAAAATTCCAGAGGGAATGGGCAAACGCTGTGATTGTTGGGAGAAAATATGCGGACTTCTGGGCGAATAGAACTTAAAGGCATCGAAATCGACACGGTTAAAAGCCCGGGGAAACCCGGGCGGAAAGGAGATAATATGAAACTTGAAAATTACGCAGCTGCAACCGGAATCCCGGACATTTGCAATTACACAGTGAAGCCGTGTCCAAAATGCGGCAGACGGATACTTGCCTACGGAAAGCCGTGTTCCGTTGGGGCACCGAAGATCATCCGGTGGTATCGAAAGACGTTCCGGCATGGCGTGACCTGTATGATTTGTGGGAACTACGCACCGACTGTGAAAATCTGGAACCGGAGGGCTGACCATGGCTAAAGCGGTACTTATCAGCATCCGCCCGGAGTGGGTGCAGAAGATCGTCACCGACGAGAAAACGGTGGAAATCCGAAAGACCCGTCCGAATCTTGGAACTCCGTTTAAGTGCTATATTTACGAGACACAAGGAAAGAGCGATACCCCATGGATTGACGAAGACGGGCACATGATATTCCGTGGGCGCGGGAAGATCCTTGCAGAGTTTACTTGCGACAGAATCAATAGCATTACGCACGTTGGGTATTCTGGCAGCGGCAAAAAACCTGTACTTCGAGCCTACAAGGCGGATAATCCGATAGAGCTGGAACCCAATTTTGATTTTTCAGCGACTTGCATGAGCACTGAAAGAATCGAACAATATTTGGGCGGCGGAGGCGGGTACGCATGGCACATTTCCAACCTGAAAATCTACGATACGCCGAAGGAGCTGAGCAAGTTTTCACGCCCGTTTGAAAACTGCATAGGCAAAACGTGTGATGAATTTGGGTGTGCATTATGCGAAAATGGCGGTCATATTAAGCGCCCGCCCCAGAGCTGGTGTTATGTGGAGGAACTGAAATGAGTGATTACATCAGCCGGGATAAAATATTTTCGGTTTGGAGAAGTATGCCGAAACCTGCATCGATATCAAGTTTAACTGATGCGATAAATCGAACCCCCGCCGCCGATGTGGAGCCGGTGCGGCATGGGAACTGGAATATCCGGCTTTCGGATGAATCGACCTTGTGCCTGGAATGCTCAGTATGTGGTCGCAGGGTAGTGAACACTGATCTGCGCCATCTGCTGGAACTCGGAGAATACGGCGAGGCTTGCCGTGGATACCCCTACTGCCATTGCGGTGCGAAAATGGATTTGGAGGAATTGAAATGAAACCGTTATATGTGCCGAAAGGCAAGGCCAAGGAGTACGGCGATTATGCCGTGAATATCTACACCGGCTGTCCGCACAGGTGCTATTACTGCTTTGCGCCGAATGTGCTGCACCGAGACAGGGAAACTTTTCACACCCATGTAGAACCCCGCCCTGGGCTGGTGGAAGCCCTAAAGCAGCAGTTGGAGCGTGCGAACATCAAAGACCAGCTGATTCACCTGTGCTTTACCTGTGATCCGTACCCAACGGGCTACGACACTTCCACCACCATGGCCGTCATCCAAGCCATCAAAGAGAGCGGGAACAATGTCCAGATCCTCACCAAGGGTGATGGAAGCCGAGACTTTGACCTATTGGATGGGAACGACTGGTATGGGATTACATACGATGGCTCCAGCCATGGCATTTATGAGCCGTCGGACAGACTGATTGACCTATACTCTGCGAAAGAGTGCGGTATCAGTACATGGGTATCCTGTGAGCCTGTTATAAATCCGGTCGCTGTCCTGGATATGCTATCCAATTGCCACGATATTATCGATAAAGTGAAAATCGGAAAGCTGAACTACCATAAGTCGAATATTGACTGGAAGAAGTTCGGCCAGGAGGCAGAGCGGCTGTGCCTTAAACTTGGGATGGACTACTATATCAAAGAATCCCTACGAAAAGAAATGGAGGGTGAAAATGGATAACAAGCCAACATACAAAAAAAGAAAATGGCGCATTGGGTCTACTTATGGTTGGTGGAACATTCCGTTTTGCCCGCACTGTAAGCGGCAACTGGGGCTTATTGCCAAAGACGAAAAACCGGATGAATGCCCGATGTGTCATAAACCGTTAGATTGGAGTGATGAACAATGACGATTGACCGAGCAATTGAAATTCTCAACCCGGAACACCGGGAACATTATGACAGCCTGGACGAGTTAAACGAGGCTTGCCGGATGGGCATGGAGGCGCTGAAACAGACAAAGTGGATTCCGTGCAGCGAGAGGTTGCCAGTGGACGGGCAAGATGTTTTGTGTTGGTACCAGTATTTCCGGTACGGTAACTACAACAGACTGTGGCAGACATATGGTATCGGATTCCAGTACAACGGGAATTGGGGCGGTGAGGTTTCCTCTGGCAGAGATACCAAAGTTCTTTTCTGGATGCCGCTTCCCGAACCGCCGGAGGAGGTATTGCCTTGATGACCTTGCAAACCAAAATGGACGGATTTCCACAGGAAATCACCGATGAGCCAGAACCGGCTGTGATTCCATTCCCGTGTACCGGGAATTTGAGCCTCGGACAAGCCTTTGACATTTTCAAATATCGTATGGGCGATGAAACAGTCCCGATCTGGGCAAAAGTCCTTGCCATTGAAAAAATTGCATCCTTTGAAACGCTGAACGGCATTACAAAAGATGAACTGCAACAAGCCCTGCGATGGCTGTTTGAGCATTATCAATTCGATGTATAGGAGGGTAAAAAAAATGCGGTTGATTGATGCCGATAAACTGGTCGATATGCTTTACGACAACGAATTTGCCGCGCTTTGTCCGTTGGATGAAGTGAGCGGAGTAATTGATGCTTGCCCCACCGTGGATGCCGTGCCGGTGGTGCGGTGCCGGGAGTGCAGGTATTATGCCGTGCCCGGTGCAACTATATCCTTCTGCATCCATCGAAATGGGATGAAGTTTACCAGAGACTCAGACTATTGCAGCCGGGGAGAGCGCCGTGGCCAATCCGCGGACGTGCGCTATATGGATGGAGGTGGAGCCGATGCCACCTGACCGCCGCCGTGACATTGCTGACGGGCTTTTAATCATGCTGGACGTAATCATGCTCCTGGTGGTCTTCTGCGCCGCCTGGAGCCACTACGACCGCCTGGGGTGGGTACGCTTCGTAAGCGCCCTACCCTTCCCGGGCTGGGCAAAATCAGTCCTATGGGGGTGGACGTAGTGTACGACTACAGGCTGCAATATTTCAAGTGCTGTGAGAACTGCAAAAACCGCCACCCTTGCTGCTCAGACAAGTGCCTGGATTATTTTATGGCAAAATCCATAAAGAGAGCCGCTGAGCAACTGGAACGGGAACGGTTCATAGAACACAGAAGATGGGTAAACGGAAGAAAACAGAGGTGACAACAAGTGAGCATAAAGCAAATTGAAGAAATCGTTGATAAATTCGACGGGAAACTGACGGACGAGGAAGCGTTCTATCTGTGGGACCGTTGGAGAAGAGCCGTAAGGTACGATGCAACTGCGGAATGGAGAGAATCCTTTTGGCCATTCCTAGAACACGCCGTTGCAAACGGCTTCCAATTAGGAATGTCTGTTCTAAGATTCGACAGCGCACTCCCCTTCTCACCAAGCAATTGTTTCTTCGGCAAAGGAAGGGCTGACAATAAGTCGAGGGCTGCGAAAGAGAAAGACGACCGTGCGGAATTTCAACGCATGGCCGAACGATGGGACAAGACGGTCTACGAGCCGAACCGGGAGATTGTGAAAAGTTACAAACTCAGGCATGGGATCATAGATGCGCCAAAGACGGCAACAGGAACCAAGGCCGCTGGGAGCGGCGGGTGCAAATGGTGCTACGAAGAGGTCTGCACAAACGCATCGTGCCCAGTACGTGCCGACTTCTGCCCAGTAGTGGATTACCCCGGCGTGTGCAGATTCGAGGAAAGCGAAAGCGACCAGGAGCCAACGTAGACGCTTCCGTGCAGGTTATCTGTCAAATACAATCCCTGTTAAATATATATTATATTATTCCTGTGTGTATGTATTATATTCATATACAGGGATTTATCTAAGAAAGTAAAAGGAGGAACAAATGAACTGCCCAAATTGTGGTGCCCCCATAGAGGGAGACAAATGCGGATACTGCGGCTATACGCTGCTGAACATCATCGACTTTGAGCCTGGGAAGGTCTGCGACGTGAAAATGAGATACCGTGGAAAGGAATTCACGGCCAAGATGTGTGTGGAAAACATCAACATTGGCGTATCATGTGAGACAATCGAAGTAACGGACATAGGAGACAGAAGCGCTCGCTTCCTGCCATCGAAGCCGACGCTGCGGGTGAATCTGGAATTGGTGTCGGTGTGAGGAGGAAACAAAGATGAAATGTATCAACTGTGGGGCCGTTCTCACAGACCGCACGTGTCGGTTCTGCGGGACGAAATACAACGGCGGGACAGTAGAGGCCGATTTTGAGGAGGACCAGTACACAGGGACCTTGAAGGTGGACGGGAAGGAATACCAGGTCTATATCAGCCGCATGGAGGACTGCATTATTTTCGTGAACGGCGGCAGGACGGCGGACGGAACCTTCACGGGGAAGTTCCTTAAAAAGAAGCGCAAGTTCACGCTGATAGAAATGTGAGCCTATCTTATTAACAAGATATATTTAATATATATAATATATATAAATCTTATATCTTGTAGTGTGTATGTGTTATAGTAAAGTATATATTAAATTTACTTAAAAAGTAAAGGAGGAAACGACTTTGGCAGAGAAGAAAATTGCCACGAAGAAAGAGGATAAGCCGAAGAAGAAACCGTATCAGTTGCCTGAGTTAGAGCCGGGTGACAATACCAAGTATATCAACCATTCCATGACGATCATGAAATGGAAAACACCGGATATGAATAGCTTGGAGGCTGTACAGGAACGGTGCTACGACTATTTTAACCTTTGCGCTCAGAACGATATGAAACCGACTTTTGCCGGGTTCGCTTTGGCGTTCGGTGTGGACAGGATGACTATGTGGAGATGGTGCAATAATCACCCAGAAAGTAGGAAATTAAGCGACTCTATTCGTGACACCATCAAAAAAGCGAGGGATTTAATCAACGCTCAGATGGAAGATTTTATGCAAAATGGCAAGATTAACCCCGTTGCCGGAATTTTTCTGATGAAAAACAATATGAACTACACAGACCAGCAGGAGGTGGTTCTGCGGCCTGAAAATCCCCTGGGTGAATCCAAAGACCCGGAGGAGCTGCGGCGGAAGTATCTGGAAGATGTGTACGGGGCTGATGCGGACAAGATTATTGATGCGGAGGAGGCAAAATAAGGCATGGATATGATGGTTTGTGACATTCCAGGGTATGAGGGTAGCTATGTGATATCCGAAAACGGGTGCGTATGGAACAAGAAAACGGGAGCTGTCATGCACGGCAATGTGAACTCACACGGGTACAAGGTTGTTTCGCTGACGAAAGATGGATGCAAGAAAGATTGCAAGCTTCACCGACTTTTGGCATTGACTTTCATTCCGAACCCGAACGACTATGAGTGTGTGAATCACATTGATGGGAACAAACTGAACAACTCTCTGGAAAACTTGGAATGGTGCACAAAGGGCTATAACAACCGCCACGCAAGAGAAGAACTTGGCATCGACTTTTCTACAAAGCCTGTATGTCAAACGACCATGTCTGGGGAAATCGTGGCAATCTGGGCGAACCAGTCACTTGCTGCAAAGAGCGTTGGCGTAACCCCAATTTGCATTTCCAGATGTTGCGAGGGGACGGCATCAACGGCTGGCGGTTACAAATGGGAACCGGCTTGCGAAATGTTCTCCGACTATGTCAGAGATAGGAAGCGTTATGTTATCAGAAAGCAAATCATGGAGTTGGAAGCAGAACTAGAACGACTATAGAATTATCCCACCGACTTTTTGCCGGTGGGATTTTCTTTCAACTATGAACGACTATGATTTTCGAAAAATGGCTATCGACTATCGACTATGACCGGCGAAAAATCCGAGAAAAAATTCCCTGACAAAAATCTTTCAGATTTCCGAAGAAAAATCGGCGGGTTTCCGGGGCTGGGAATGACCACCACGGTTGAACCCTGCCCCCTGGGAGCCGCCCAGACGGTGCAGGGCTGCACAAAATCCCGGGTATGGTGCCAGCTTACCACGCCATGAAAACGGCCTGTATAGGACTTGTGCCGCCCTTGTAATAGCGTAATTATGCGCCGCCTATTCCGTGACGGCACTAGAAATCTCATACAAGCCGATTATATAGGAAAACGGCAAATGATACCACAGAAAAATAAACCGCTTAAAACGCCACCAGAGCCGCCACACGGAATAGGCAAAAGAAATCCCGCCACGATGGGCGGGGAGCTGATGGAAACGGGGAGCAGCTGCGCAGATCGCAGGGCGGCCAGCTGTTAACGGCGTATTTATTGGCTTTTTCCATAGTTTCAACCTTTCCGGCCCCGTTTCCGGGGCCTATAACAGAATTATTTACAGTTTTTGAGGATTTCCACCAGGACAAAAAACGGGAAGAGGATGATTGCTAATATCACGGTATCACCCCCCTACATAGCACCAGACGGGGTGAAAATGGCGGCCAGGACGGCCAGAAGGAGCGCCCAGAAATGGAGGTTGACCACTGCACCGCCCCCCTATGCAAACGTAAACCGGCGGGTTTCCGTGGCCCTGGTGTACTGCTGGGCAACCTCCGGCAAGTCCCGCTTTAGGGCCGCCGTGTCGATGCGGTTAGACGTTACGGCCTTATATGCGGCCTTGTGTTCGGCACCCGCCAGGGTATCAACCCCGGCGGCCTGCATATAGGTTTTTAGCTGGTCTTTCAGGGCCTCCACCATTGCGGAGGCCTCCTCCTGCATCCGGATATATTGGGCCAGTTCGGCCATTGTTGCGTTGATGTCCATTGGTTGCACCCCCATCAAATAAGCCAGCTTTTCACGCCCTCACGGGTGGACGCTCTGACGATATTCCCGCGGGTTAGGTTGTTATAAGCGGATACGGCAGCGGAAAAAGCCGCTTCTGCTTCTCTGGCCTTTTCGTGGGCCGCCCTGATCGCCTCCACCTGGGCGGGCACGTCGTCGACGTAGCCGCCACAGCAATACAGCCGGAAACAATCGGGGTTTAATGCCTGCACTTTGTTGCCAACAAGGGCCGGGACGTTTACGCCAGCTTTGCGGCTTGCGTAAAATTCCAGCTGCCGAAACGGGGCATTTCGGCCCAAATCATAGCAAGTTATACAAGCATCATCATACTTGTTTGTGATATACACCCTAACGCCCAGGGCCTCGAAAAGTTCCTTCCGGATTTTTTCAGCGGTCTTTTCGCCGTGCGGCTTCCCGGCGTATTTATTCCAGATGGTGCAAATAGTGCCGATGGACTCCGCAAAAAAGGCGTTGGCTGCGTTATCTTTAAGGATTTCAAGGGCTATTTTTAAGCCCTCGTTATGTTTGCAATCAGCAACGTATTTTTCTTCTGCGGCCTTATAGGCGGCCTCTGCTGCGGCTAGTTCGGCATCCGTGCCGGTCTTGTAAGCGATTTTTACCGCATTTCTAGCAAATTCTTTCTCGCTCTTTTCGGGGTCTACCATAGCGGCCCGGGTGTCGGCAATAGCGGCCAGAATATCAACATATTTTTCCATTTTCGAATCCCCCTTACATTATCCGCAAATAGAGCCGGTGACGAGGTCCACAGCGAATCCGTTGCTGTACCCGTCTTCCTGGACTGCTTTTTCCGTTACGTAGATAACCTTGTGCTCACTGTTCCACGTTCCCTTTGTCAGGGTGTGCGGCTTGCTCATTACGTCCAGTTCCCTGTAGCCGCCCCATTTCTTCACGATCTGTTTTACTTTCTGTTCCATGGTATTTCCTCCTTGCATTCTTCCGGGGGCCGTGCTACAATGTAGGGGCCTCCTTGTGTGGTGCGTCCCGGGCTTCCTACGGCTGCCGGGGCGCTTTTTTGTTTACGTTGACATTATACAACGATTAGACGTAATTGTCAATAGTTTATTTTTAATTAGACGTAACTATTTTTATTTTCCCAATTCCGGACCGTCCCACGTTTCCGGCGGCGGCCCTCCCAGGCCTCCAGCCGTGCGCCATGTTGGCAGGGCCGGGGGCGGGGGATATAGGCCTGGGCGTTCCGGCGGGGTTAGTGCCGTAAGTATCCGCAGGAATAAAAACGCCTCCCCTCACCTACTTTTCAAAAAATCCCGGAAAAATAAAAAAGGATTATTTACATTTACGTATTGACATATAGACGTAATTGTGATATATTATGGGCGAGGTGATAAGTATGAAACGTGCTGTTGCTTACCTGAGAGTGTCCACAAAAGGGCAAACTGGCGAAGATGCTTATGGCATTGAAGCGCAACGGTCTGACATTAAAGAATACTGTGAGGCGCACGACATAGAAGTCGTAAACTGGTATATCGACGAAGCTGTCAGCGGTGCCAAAGTACGCCGTCCGGCTCTCGACAAGATTTTGAGCGGAGAAGTGACAAACCCTCCGACGGATTACGTTGTGGTGGCCAGAGCGGACCGGCTTTCCCGTGACATTTGCCTTTACTACGGATTTAAGATGCGGCTGAACGAACTGGGGCTGGAAATTCTCAGCGTCAAAGAGGATTGGTCAGCGCAGGACAAGCTGACTGCCATGATTTTGGAGAACTTTATGGCAATGGTCGCTCAGATTGAGCGTGAGAATATCCGCTCCCGCATGACCGGAGGAAGAAAGCAGAAAGCAAAAGCCGGTGGCTACGCTGGCGGGCAGGCTCCTATGGGCTACAAGGTCGTAGATAAGCATCTTGTTATCAATGAACCAGAAGCGGAGGTTGTGCGTTTCATATTCAAGCATAAATTCGCTGGTGACACGATGCTTGGAACTGTCAAAGCCCTGAATGAGGCTGGGTATCATACACGGCGTGGAAAACCATTTGTAATCTCCACAGTGCAGAGTATCTGGAACAACGAGCGGACATACCGTGGTGAATACAGATACGGCGAGGACGGCGAATGGGTCAAGGGCCAGCACGAACCAATTCTGGAAACATAAAATTTGAAGGAGTGACAGCTATGAAATGCCCAAAATGCGGGTCTGAGAATGTTCAAATTCAATCAAGAGAATACAAGCCAAAGCTTACCGGCCCGATATTGCTCGTATTTATCGGGTTCGGAACGATGTTTCTAGGAATTGCCGGAGCTATTGCAGGCGCTCTTCTTGGGCTGATTGTCTCTGCAATCGTGAAGGCCGTCATCCCGCAGGCATATCAGAGCGTTTTGACCTGCCAAGACTGCGGGTACTCTGGGACTGTTGAGAACTGTAAGACTGCTACAAGGCCGGATGAGGAATCTGAGTATAATCTACGTATTACTCGAAAACCGTGCAAAACAGGAAGCGCGGTTCTTCTTTCTGTGAAAGTGGATGATAAACCGCAAGTGGATATTGCAAACGGCGGGTCTGCTAGATTCAATCTGCCAGATGGAATCCATACTGTGTATTACCAGCAGAAGTCTGGCCTAGGAAAGGAAAACAGACACGGGAGCATAGCAGTAGATGTCTCCACCGGCAAGAAAATGGGCATTCAAATATCATTCACAAGAAACGGGATTGACACAAAAATTGGCGAACCGGAGGCCTAACATGGAGCTGTTTTTAATTCTGGTCTTCCCTATCATGGTTCTGGCAGAACTTATACGCCACAAATAGGAGGCTCAACATGACAACAGAAGATGTCGTTGCAGAATACCAAAAATGGAACAGCATCAAAGAAACGGCCCGGAGGCTGGATGTTTCCCATGGTGTTGTCCGAAAGTGCCTGATTTCCCATGGGCTGCTTGAAACGCCGCTCACGCAGACGGTTGCGGAGCTTATAGAAGCCGGAGTTCCACAGAACGAGATCGCAGAACAATTGGGAATTTCTACAACCTGGGTGAACATCAACACGCCCTATGAGCGTGGCATTATGATAACTCCAAGCCAGACGGTGAATGCACAAAGAATCCGGAAGTGCCGGGAGAAGAAACTGGCGTGCGCAGATGCCGAAAAAGTAAGTGAGGAGGATTGACATGGCGCCGAATGAGCTGATAAACCGATACAGAATCAGGCTGGATGTTGAGTACAGGGGCGGAAAGCGCACCCCCACCGGTAAGCTTTATATTGCTGACGGTTTGCTTGCAAGAGAGAATGGTGATTGGGAAAAGATTGTTTCCGCAAAAGAGGAAATCAAGGCTACTCTGCTTCGAGAGTTTGAAGAAGAGCAGCTGGCAGCGGAGGAACGAGAGGCAAAAATCAACGCTATCCCTGGCCTGAAAGAAATTCAGGCTGCAAAGACAGACTTGGAGAACTGGCAGTATGAGTTTGAGGAAAGTTTCAAGGATGTAGGAGGCATGGGTGTTCGTCCGAAGCCGCAGTACGATTTCGAGGAACTGTACAGAAAGTATCCGAGAGCAAGCGCATATCTGAAAGCGGAGGCATACAGCCGTGCTGCAAATTATGCGAAAGCATCTGCTGGAAAGAAAGCGCTTGAACGGATTATAAACGGTGAGGACTGTGATGCCGTTCTGGAAGAAATGGAATCCGAATGGTCGGCGTATTGCGACGAGCATATTTGGGATTAAATAAGCCTACCGCAAGGGCGGTAGGCAAGCAGAAGGGCTACATTTGAAAGGAGGATTTGAATGGATGATTATTGCCCTCACCTTTTGGAATGTACAATGATTGACGATACGCAGCCAGTATATATGTTGGGGCTTGGTGTCGATATTGGAAGCTTATCCGACGAGGAAAAACGGATTCTTGACAGAAGCAATACTTATCTGAAAGATAAAGAGATTGCACAGCTAAAAAGAATCAAGACCGAAGCATATCGTGATTTTGAGCAGTTAAGAGATTTGCCGAATATGCCTGACGAGGCAATCGAAATCCTAAAAGAGTGGACCACTCGACCGGGTGACGAGGATGAGTTGGAAGAATAAGAGGGCGCTGCAAGGGCAGCGCTGACAGCCGAAGGGCTATTCGTGTGGAAACGCACGGGTAGCCCTTCTTTTTTATCATTTTCGTGGCTTCACGAAAATGGTCTGACACAAGGAGGGTATTATGGATACAAGGGCAAAAAAGATTTCGGTTCTGGGTACGGAGTACACCGTCCGTTTTGTAGAAGCCGGGCAGGATGAATACATGGACAAGATGCACTACGGGGGGTATTGCTCCGCTAATAGCCACGAAATTTATGTTCTCCTGCTCAAAACGCATGAGGAATGGGAGAATGAGCCAGAAGAAAGGATAGAGCATCTACAGCGAACCACGCTGCGGCACGAAATCGTACACGCTTTTCTGAACGAAAGCGGGCTGCAATGGAACAGTTTCACCCCTGATTCCGCATGGGCAAAGAATGAGGAAATGGTGGACTGGATTGCAATTCAGTTCCCCAAACTGCTGAAAGCATTTGAGCAAGCAGACGCTCTGTGAGGTGACGACATGGACTACGAAAAGGTATCTGCTTCCATTCTGGGGGCCATAGAGCGGCGCAGGACGGATGTTGAGGCTTACATGGATTTATTCGGCCTGTGTCAGTCTTGGGCGGAGACGGACTTCCAGGCGGCACATAGGATGAATAAGCGGCTGCGGGATATGTGCAACACGGAAATGAATCGGAATGGAACTGATATTTTGACGATGTCGGCATTTCATGAGCAATGGCGGCTGAGTTTGCTGTTTGAGGCGCCACATGATTTTGACAGCTTCTTGCAATACATGGAGCTGAACCGGGAGGCGAAGAAGCGGTTTTACCAGCCCAGGCGGAAGGTACTGAAAACCGTGGTGGACGATCTGCAAGCGCTGTGCGTGGACGACAAGCTGGACTTGCTGGCGGTGAGTTTGCCCCCTGGTTCCGGAAAGACGACCCTGGCGCTGTTCTTTCTGGCGTTTCTGGCGGGGCGAGAGCCGAACAGTCCCATCTTGACGGGCAGTCACTCCAACGCCTTTATCCGGGGGTGCTACGACGAAGTGCTGCGGCTGGTTGACCCACAAGGGGAATACCTGTGGCACGATGTATTCCCGGGAATCGCCGTGTCCGGGACCAACGCCAAGGACTGCCGCATTGATTTTGACAAGAGGCAGCGGTTTGAGACACTGGAATTTACCTCCATCGGCACGGGCAACGCCGGTCTGTACCGGGCAGCTACCCTGCTCTACTGCGATGACCTGGTTTCCGGCATCGAAGTGGCCCTGTCCAAAGAACGGCTGGATAAGCTGTGGGAGACCTACACCACGGACTTGAGGCAGCGTAAAATCGGAGACCACTGTAAGGAGCTGCACATTGCCACCCGGTGGAGCGTCCATGATGTGATCGGACGGCTGGAACGGGAGTATGAGAAGAACGACCGGGCGAAGTTCATCCGTATTCCTGCCATGAATGAGAACGACGAGAGTAATTTTGATTACCAGTACGGTGTGGGCTTCTCCACCAAGTTCTACCGGGAGCAGCGGGACATTATGGACAGCATCAGCTGGAAAGCGCTGTATATGAACCAGCCCATTGAACGGGAGGGCCTTGTTTACCACCCGGATGAGTTGAGACGGTTTTTTGAGCTGCCCCGGGAGGAACCGGATGCCATCATCGGCGTGTGCGATACCAAGGACAAGGGCAATGACTACGCTTTTCTCCCGGTTGGGTATGTGTACGGACAGGATTACTACATTGCGGACTGCGTGTGCGACAACGGCCTTCCGGACACGGTGGATGCCCGGCTAACGGATATTCTGGTGCGGGACAAGGTAAAGGCTTGCCGGTTTGAAAGTAACTCCGCCGGGCGCAGGGTGGCGGAGAAGATACAGGGCGAGGTCAAGCGTCTGGGCGGTGTGACCAACATTACCACCAAATTCACCACGGCCAACAAGGAGACCAAAATCATCGTCAATTCGGCGTGGGTGAAGGAACACTGCCTGTTCCTGGACGAAAGCAAATACAAGCGGAACACGGACTACGGGCGCATGATGGATATGCTCTGTTCCTACACGGTGGCTGGCAAAAATAAGCACGACGATGTTCCGGACGGCATGGCGATGTTCGCTGAGTACGCCCAATCGCTGAATGGGGGCAGCGTGGAGGTTTTTGCAAGGCCGTTCTAAAATAATGCTTGACTTTTTGTGTTCCATAATATATAATCCAATTATCGGAACACAAAAAGTGAGGTGAACTTATGTCTCCGAGAACAGGAAGGCCAAAAGCAGATAACCCAAAAGATGTTGACGTAAAAGTGCGGTTCGATAAGGAAATGCACGAGCGTCTTATTGCCTATTGTGAAGTCCATGGAATCACACGAACGGAAGCAATCAGGCGTGGTGTTCATCTTCTTCTGGAAAAAGAAAAGCAGGAATCCTGAACATTGGACTCCTGCAAAACACGGAAAAGCCAGAAGAAACGGTAATATCTCAATCGTTTCTTCTGGCTTGCAAAGGGCGGTGAATCGTGAACTTAAATTTACTTTACAAAAGCGGTCTTTTTTGATAAAATAGTGGCAGAAAGGAGGAAAGAAAATGGCAGATAAGACCATTTCCGTTCGGGTGGACGAAAAGCTGTATAAGTTTGTCCGCAGACGGATTGCAAACCTGGACTTGACCTACAAGGGCTATATCACGAAGCTGATTTCTGATGACCTTGACCGCAATTCCGGGAAGCAGGAGTTCATGGCAGAAAACGCAGTCAGCCGTGAGCAGTTGGTTCAGGTACGAACCGTGCTGGAACAGATTCAGCAGCAGATGTTCGGTGATTCCGAAATGAAGTAAGAGTGCCCACTCTCCCGCCAAGAAGTTGTGGACACTCCACCCAAAAACCAATCCCAGAGGGATGGTATATACATTTTACCATTCCTCCGGGCAGAAATCAAGGAGGAAAATTATGGAAAACAATTTACAGGTATTCAACTACAACGAAAACTCCGTCCGTACCGTACAGAAATCCGGCGAACCGTGGTTTGTGCTGAAAGATGTGTGCAGTGTTCTGGGAATCAGAAAATACAGAGATACAGCAGAACGGCTTGACCCTGATGAAAGGGGGTCGGTCAAGGTGGACACCCTTGGAGGCGCACAGGATATGACAATCATCAGTGAAAGCGGTCTTTACACTGTCATTCTTCGCTCCGACAAACCAGAAGCCAAGCCGTTCCGCAAGTGGGTCACTTCTGAGGTTCTCCCCTCCATCCGCAAGCACGGAGCGTACATGACCCCGGAAACGCTGGAAGCGGCGATTCTGAACCCGGATTATCTGCTGAAAGTGGCAACCGCTCTGAAAGAGGAAACGGACAAGCGGAAAGCCCTGGAATCCAAAGTCCAGGCCGATGCACCCAAAGTTCTGTTTGCGGACAGTGTGGCCGCTTCCAAGAGTACCGTCCTTGTGGGAGAGCTTGCGAAGATTCTCAAGCAGAACGGCGTGGACATGGGAGAAAAGCGGCTGTTCCAGTGGATGCGGGACAACGGGTACTTAATCAAGCGGGCAGGAACAGACTACAATATGCCTACCCAGGTCAGCATGGAGCTTGGCCTGTTCCGGGTCAAGGAGACAGTTGTAAGCCACAGCGACGGGCATACCTCTTTGAGCAAAACGCCAAAGGTCACAGGAAAAGGACAGACCTACTTCCTGAATAAGTTTCTGCGGGAGGGGGAAAAGGCATGATTGACGTTCACACCTCTAACAAGCTGTGGCTGGATGCCAAAATGGCACAGTCCACCGTTGAAATGTTGTCGGATATGATGTGTGCGGACTGCGACACGGAAGAAGACAGGCTGGTTATCAACAGCAAACGAGTGAATCAATATACGAATGTACTTGCCCTCATTTCCTCCAAAATGGAGGAAATGGCAAGCCTCCTTGGAAAAGGATAAAAAATGAATATTTAATGTGAGCGCATTTGGGTGTTGGGAACTACACCCGATGCGCTTTGTGCTTTTAGTAGCGAATGCTATAGTGAACATAAATTTACTTTACAACCATTCGCTACTTATGATACAATGATACGAGAGAACATATAAGGGGGTGCGGAAAACGGCGAGCAGGAAGTTATTCGGGCGGCGGGTGATTTATACCGAAGTGACCGAAATCAACGAGGGCAATATCATTGATGTGCTGCAAAAGGCGCTGTTTACGCACCTGCAAAATCAGTCGGAAATTGACTACCTGTACAAGTACTACCGGGGCGACCAGCCGATTTTGGGGCGGAAGAAGGAAGTCCGACCGGAAATCAACAACATGATCGTGGAGAACCGGGCGAACGAGATTGTCTCCTTCAAGACCGGCTATCTGGTGGGCGAACCCATCCAGTATGTGAGCCGGGGTAACGACGAGGCGGCGGCTTCCGAGGTGCTGACGCTAAATGATTACATGCTTTCCGAGGACAAACAGGCCCAGGACAAAGAGCTGGCGGACTGGATGCACATTTGCGGCACCGCCTATCGGATGGTTCTGCCGGACGCTATGGCGGATGTGGAGGAGGACGAAGCCCCCTTTGAAATCTTCACCCTTGACCCAAGGTATGCCTTTGTGGTGTACTCCGTAGGGCTGGGGCACAAGCCCATGATGGGGGTTCGGTATGTGATCAAGGAGGACAAGACCATTGTGTTCTCCTGCTGGACGCAGGACCGGTATTTTGAGGTCTGGAACACCTGGGACGTGATTCACAGCGAAGACCAGATTTTGGGCATTCCCATCATCGAATACCCGCTGAACCAGGCAAGGCTTGGGGCCTTTGAAATCGTGGTGCCGCTGCTGGATGCCATCAACATGACGGAGAGCAACCGGGTAGACGGCGTGGAGCAGTTCATTCAGTCCCTGATCCTGTTTCACAATGTGGATATCGATGAAGAGAAGTTCCAGGCATTGAAGGAGTTGGGCGGCATCAAGTTCAAGGACATTGACGCTACTATGAAAGCGGAGATATCCTACCTGAACTCCGAACTGAACCAGGCCCAGACTCAGACGCTGATGGACAGTATGTATGAAACCGTGTTGACCATCTGCGGGATGCCAAACCGGAACGGCGGCACCTCCACATCTGACACTGGAACGGCGGTCATCATGCGTGACGGCTGGTCTGCTGCGGAGGCCAGGGCGAAGGACACGGAACCGGTATTCAAGAAGTCCGAAAAAGAGTTCCTGAAGCTGACGCTACGTATCTGCCGGGACATGGGCAATCTGAACTTGCGGCTGTCCGCTCTGGAAATTAGGTTCACCCGTAGAAATTACGAGAACATTGCCCAAAAGGCAACAGTCCTAACGCAGATGCTCGCTTGCGAGAAAATCGCCCCTGAATTGGCGTTTACCCACTGTGGATTGTTCAGCGACCCGCAGCTCGCTTACCGCATGAGCATGGATTACATGAAAGAGCAGGAAGAAAAAGCGGCGCAGCTGGCCGCACAGAACGGAGGGAACGCCAATGGAAACGGAAGCCAAATCGGCAATCCGAATGACAACCAAGGAAATTCGGGCGATTGAAGAAATCATCCACCGCCGGAACCAGGCGGAGATCAAAGTCGAACAGGGCCAGCTTGTGGTCATTGAGATTCGACGGAAGAAGGTAAACTGAAAATTGACGGCTCCCGAAGTGCGGGAGATTACAGCCGAAGGGCTTTCGATACCTGAAATTGGTGTCGGAAGCCCTTCTTTTTTACACTGCGGCATAGCCAAAAGGTAAGGCACATGGTTTTGACCCATGTAATGGAAGTTCGATTCTTTCTGCCGCAACCAGCGGGGAGCTGGACAATTCAAGCACGCCGATAACTGCTGTATGCGCAAGGCAGCCAAAGCGAAGGAGAAGGAACAGCATTGTACGATAAGTGTACATAAGCGTACGATAGCTCAAAGTAGCTTGCCCCGTCCCACAAAAACATGTACTCGGCCACAAGCCGAGTACATGAAGAATAGAAGACTAAAATTTGGCGCAGCAGACAGCGAGTGGGGTTCACCTCTCCCCCCCACAGAAGGCCGTTCAAATCTGCCTCGCGCCATATATATCGCCGATGGCCTCCCTATCGGCGATGAAACCCGGAAACGGGCAAAGCGGTTCCCTGGCACCGTAAGCCAGGGCCATATGGGTTGTTAGCTCAGCGGTAGAGCAACGGACTGTTAATCCGTAGGTCACAGGTTCAAATCCTGTACAGCCCTCCATAACGGCAGAGAAGCCGCAAACCGCAAATCGTGCTGGGAGATCAGCCTTGTTAAGCGCAGAAAGGAAGTAAACACCATGGCAAAAATCGACATTTCCAAGATTGACGGATTCGACAAGATGACCCCGGAGGAGAAAATCGCCGCCTTGCAGGGCTTTGACTTTCCTGACCCGGATTATTCCGGCTATGTGAAGAAAGACCTGTACGACAAGGCGGCTTCCGATGCTGCAAGCTGGAAGAAGAAGCACAACGCTCTTCTTTCCGAGGAGGAGCAGAAGAAGCAGGAAGCGGATGAAAAGTGGGCCGACATGGAAAAGGAGCTGGCCGGGCTGCGGAAGGAAAAGACCGTTTCCCAGTACACAGCACAGCTCTTGAAGCAGGGCTATGACGAAGCTCTGGCGGCATCCACAGCGGCTGCCATGGAATCCGGAGACATGGGCAAGGTTTTTGCCAACAACCAGAAGTTCCTGGAAGGGTACGCAAAAAAAATCATTGCGGAGAAGCTGAAAGGAACCCCACGGGGCGCTGACGGAGGCACCGGCGGAGCGATGACGAAAGAAACGTTCCGGAAAATGTCCCCCAGCGAACGCTTCGCGTATTCCAAGGAACACCCGGAGGAATACAGGGCACTTTATGAAACAGGAGGTAACGAATAAAGAATGGCACATACAATCTACGACAATTTCTACCTGTCCAACGAGGTAGAAGATCAGTTCAATTCCCATCTGGACTTGCAGCGGTTCTGTACCGTTGACAACAGCCTGGTGGGCACTGCGGGTATGCTCCGCAAAATCCACGTCTACAGAGCCACCGACGGCACCGAGAAACTGGCAATGGGCGTTGGCAACAGCAAGAGCATCGATGTTTCCTACACCGAGCAGGAATACAGAATCCAGATGGCTCAGAACCGGTTTAAGTACTACGACGAGCAGGAAATGACCGACCCCATGCTGGTTCCTGTGGGCACCCGGCACATGGGAACCGACATGTTCAACACCGTCAACGGCGATGTTTATGGTGAGTTCAAGAAAGCCACCATGGCCGTCGCTGCCGCCAAGTTCAACTTCGCCGCTTTTGCGGACGCTGTGGCGAACCTGAACATTGAAAGCACCGACAACGCACCGGAAGACCTGGCCCCCAGAGCTTTTGCGTTCATCAACCCCGTAGACACCGCCGAGCTGCGGAAGAACCTGGGCGAGGAACTGAAGTACGTGGAAGCTTTCGCCCGGAGCGGCTATGTGGGCACCGTGGCCGGTGTCAGCGTGTACACCAAGAAGGATGCGGACAAGGGCACCGTTGTGGTGGCTACCCGTGAGGCCGTGACCATCTTCAACAAGCGGGGCACCGAGATTGAGCAGAAGCGGGAGCCCAACACCCGTGAGAACGAAATCTACTCCCGGAAGTATTACCTGGTGGCTCTGACTGACGCTACCAAGGCGGTGCTTATCAAGAAGGGTACCGCTGCCGCTTCTACGGACGAAACCGTTCAGAGCGGAAAGACCTACTACAAGCAGACCGACGCCGGTTATATCGTCGGCAAGCCCACCACCAACCCCAAGAGTGAGGGCTTCTTCGAAATCACCTGATAAGCCGGGAAGGAGGTAAGGAACCGTGCTGGAAGTGGAAAAGATCGAGCTGGTGAAAGCCATGACGGGAGAGACCAATGAAAACACGGTTTCTGCATACCTGGGGATGGCCGGGAACAAGATCTGCCGAAAAGCCTACCCTTTCGACCCTACTGTGACGGAGGTGCCGGAGCAGTATGGGTTTACCCAGGTGGAGATCGCTGTGTATTTGCTGAACAAGCGTGGGGCTGAGGGCGAAACGGCCCACAGCGAAAACGGAATTTCCCGCTCCTACGAGGACGGGGACGTCCCCCCTACCCTGCTGCAGCAAATCGTCCCTATGGCGGGGGTGCTGTGATGAAGGCCATGGAGCGGAACAAGGTCGGATTCTTTTATCTGCTTTACGACCGGAAGGAGCCGGTCACGGACGAGGACGGCAACGAGACCGGAGAAGAAACCGTGGTCTACCGAGATGCCGTTCCCTTCCGGGCCAATGTTTCGGCGGCCACCGGTTCTTCCCAGGTGGAGCAGTTCGGGGCGCTGTCCGGGTACGACAAGGTAATTGTCACCGATGACACGGCCTGCCCCATGGACGAGCACTCCGTTCTATTTCTGGACAAGGAACCGGAATACAGCGAGGAGGGGCGGCCCCTGTATGACTACATTGTGAAACGGGTGGCGAAATCCCTGAATTCCATTTCTTACGCCGTGACGAAGGTGAGCGTATCGTGAAGAAAATCGTTGTCCCGCTGTCGGTGGATGGCATCAGTCAGCTGCAAAAGGAGCTGAAGAAATACCAATCCTGGCAGCAGAGAAAAGCCAAGGAACTGGCGGAGCGACTGGCGATGCTTGGGGCATCCACTGCCTCTGTACGGTTTTCGAGAGCGGTATACACCGGGGTGAAGGACGCAAACGTGTCCGTCGTGGCGGCCCCGAATGGCTATACCGTGAAAGCGGACGGAGAATCCGTGCTGTTTATCGAGTTCGGTTCCGGCGTGACATACGGCTCCGGGCACCCGGAGGCCAGCCAACACGGCATGGGGCCTGGCACCTACCCGGAAGGGAAGGGCCACTGGGACGACCCGAGAGGCTGGTATCTGCCAAAGGAAAAGGGCGGTATGCACACCTACGGAAATCCTCCTGCAATGCCCATGTATGAGGCGAGAAAAGCGATAGAGCAGGAGCTTCCGAGAATCGTAAGGGAGGTGTTTTCCGGTGATTGACATTGAGAGACAGGTTTATACCCCCATTGCTGAAGCGCTGCGAAAGCAGTTCAATGGCGTTACCGTCAGCGGCGAGTATGTGAACGCCCCTTCCAAATTCCCGTATGTGAGCATCATCGAGCAGGATAACTACACAACCACCGCCCATCTGGACAGCGGCGACGAAGAACGGTTCGCCACGGTGATGTATGAGGTCAACGTGTACTCCGACAAGTCGGGCAGCAAGAAGTCTGTTTGCCGGGAGATCATGGGTTTTATCGACAAGATGCTCTACGCACGGAATTTCACCCGCATTTCCCTATCCCCTATCCCCAACCTGGAAAACGGGACCATTTACCGATTGAACGCCCGATACAGGGCGGAAACGGACGGAAAAAATATTTATAGGAGGTAACGAATATTGGCAATTTCTACTTATAAGGTTTTCCTTATGCACAAGAAGAGCGGCGTAGCGGAAACCTACGAAAAGGTCATCGACATCAAGGAATTCCCTGATCTGGGCGGCGACCCGGAAATGCTGGAAACCACCACGCTTTCCGACAAGATGCAGACCTACATCGCCGGTATCCAGTCCATGGATGCCCTGGCATTCACCGCCAACTACACCTTGGCGGACTACAAGAAGCTGCTGGAGTACGCCGGGAAGACAGAAGGCTGGGCTGTATGGTTCGGCGGCACGGAAGAGGGCAGCACCCTGACCCCCACCGGCAGCGACGGCAAGTTCAAGTTTGACGGTCAGCTGACCTGCTACCCCACTGGCGGCGGCGTAAACGAGGTCGTTGACCTGAACATCTCCATTGCCCCGTCCACGCCTATTACGCTGGACGAGACCTGATAAGAATTCAACCACACAAATAACAGGAGGATTTAGCAATGGCTAAGAAAATCACCATTCCCTACAACGGCAAGAAGTACGTTCTGGAATTCACCCGGTCTACAGTTTCTGCCATGGAAAAGGCTGGCTTTTCCATCAACGAGTTGAGCGAAAAGCCCGCTACCATGATTCCCATGCTGTTCTCTGGTGCGTTTGCCGCAAACCATCCCAATACCAAGGTGGCTACCATCAACAAAATTTACGATGGCATGGGCAACAAGTCCGGCCTTGTGAAGGTGCTGACGGAAATGTACTCCGAGGCTGTGTACACCCTGCTTTCTGACGAGGATGAGGAAAACGAGGGAAACCCCGGCTGGGAAGCAGTAGAGTAAGCGATATTCTTCCCACTTATGGAGGGGGCGGGGCATCCCCTGCCCCCTCTTATGCTTACACAGAGATTTTCAACAAGGTTTTTCCATACTACCTTGCAATCGGCATGACCTATGACCAATTCTGGAATCAGGATGTGTGTCTTGTAAAAGCATACCGGGAAGCCGATAAAATCAAGCGTGATTTGCGGAATCAAGACCTATGGCTACAGGGAGCTTACATCTACGAAGCCATACTGGATGCCGCCCCGGTTCTGCGGTTTAGCTTTAACAAGAAGCCTCCGAAACCTATTCCCTACCGTGACCAACCTATCAACATTCACACAGGGGCTAGGAAGCAGGAAAAAAAGCAAGAAAAGCCGCTCTCTGTTGAAGAAAGGAGCGATAAAAAGGCAAAGGCCATGATGGAGATGTTTATGGTTTCCATCAACAAGAAGTTTGAGGGAAAGGGCGGTGAAGGGAATGGCTGACAATGTGGAAATGCAGGGCATTGAGTTTCAAATCATCAATGACAGCGACGAGGCCACCAACAGCATTGAGCAGCTTGGGAAAGCCCTTGCGGAGCTGAAAATCAATGTCAAGGGCGGGATTTCCGCCGTATCGAGAGCCGGAAGTGCTATTTCCAAGCTGCGGACTGCTCTTGACGGGATTGATACATCCGGCATTGCCAATAAACTGAAAGGCGTTTCTGACGCTGTGAACCAGCTGAATATCAGCCCAAACGCAAAGATTTCTTCTTCTCTGCCAAAGAACATTACCGCTTTAAACGCCGCCGTTGCGAACATCCAGCCGGAGAAAATCGTCCAGCTGGGCAGCGCCCTACAGGCGGTGGCGAACAGCAGCGGGGCTAAGATTTCCGCAACGCTGCCGAAGAATATTACGGCACTGAATACGGCGCTTGCCGGGCTGGATGCTGGCGGAATCACAAAGTTATCCGGCCTTGCTGACGGGCTGCGGCCCCTTGGAGATCTGGAACGGGCGAAGCTCACTTCCTTCACCAATCAGCTTTCAAAGCTTCCTGCGGTCATCCAGGAGCTTGACAAGGTGGATTTGGATAAATTCACTCAGCAGATGAAGGATTTTGCGGAAGCCATCAAGCCTCTTGCGGACGAAATGAACAAGGTTGCCGCCGGGTTCTCCGCATTCCCCACCAGAATTCAAAGGCTGATCACCTCCACGGAGCAGTACAACGGTACGGTAAGGCGGGCAACCACAAGCACAAATGCGTGGAACAGTGCGATCAAAGCAATCAGTTTTGTGACCATATACAGGGCGGCGGCAAAGCTCATGAGCACCGCAATCGCAAAATCGTCCCAGTATACGGAAGATTTGAATCTGTTCACAGTTTCAATGGGGAAGTACGCCGAGGAAGCGTATGACTACGCACAGAAGGTTTCGGAAATCGTGGGCATTGACCCGGCTGAATGGATGCGGAATCAGGGCGTGTTCAACACGATTATCACTGGCTTTGGCGTTGCGGGGGACAAGGCGGCGTATATGTCCAAGAACCTGACGCAGTTGGGTTACGACATTGCTTCCTTCTATAACCTGGACTTTGAATCTGCCATGCAGAAGGTGCAGTCCGGCATTGCCGGTGAATTGGAACCACTTCGGCGGCTCGGCTACGATCTGTCAGTAGCCCGTTTGGAGCAGGAACGGCTGAATCTCGGCATTGACAAGAGCGTTTCCAGCATGACCCAGGCTGAAAAATCCCAGCTGCGGTACTACGCCATGATGACCCAGGTAACACAGGTACAGGGTGATATGGCACGGACGCTGGAACAGCCCGCAAATATGCTGAGAGTGCTGAAAGCACAGTTTGAACAGTGCGCTAGGGCAATCGGCAACCTGTTTATTCCAATTCTGGTGAAAGTCCTTCCTTTCGCTATCGCCGTTGCAAATGCCCTTAGAGAAATCATTGCAGCAATCGCCGGTCTGTTTGGCGTGACATTGCAAGCCCCAGAATGGGGAGATTCCTTTGGCGGTGCAACCGCAGGAAGCGGAGCGATTGCTGACAACATGGATTCTGCCGCTGGGTCTGCCAAGGAACTGAAAAAGTACCTTGCCGGATTTGACGAGCTGAATGTGCTGCCTGACCAGAATCAGGGCGGCGGAAGCGGCGGTTCTGCCGGGGGCGGCGGCGGAGACCTGGGGATTGATTTGCCCGGGTATGACTTTCTGAAGAATGCAGTTGGAAACAAGATCGATGAGTGGAAAAAAAAGCTGGAACCGCTTGTTAATTTTGTGAAAGACAACCTCAAAGAGATTCTGGAATTGGTTGCGACAATTGGAACAGCTCTGCTTGCGTGGAGGCTTGCGACCGAACTCATGACGGGCATCTCGGCGCTGAAAGCGCTTTCCCAAAACGGATTGTCAATACCGCTTACGATCACCGCCGGAGCAATTCTGACCGCAACAGGATTCAAAATCGAATTCAGCGGTATCAAGGATGCAATCGAAAAGAAACTGAACGGCTTTAATTTCTCGGAAATTATTCTTGGAGGTTTAGTCGGAACAGCCGGAACCGGATTGTTAGGCAAAGGAATCGGACAGTTTATAGCAAAAGCATTCTCGGAAAGCACCATAGCAAAAGCAATCACCGCTGGCGGCGGCACAATCAGCACTACACTGATAGGCGCGGCTATCGGCGGGATTGTGGCTGGAATCCCAATGTTCGTTACTGGCATATACGATTCCATTATGAACGGTTTGAACATCCTGAATGGACTACTGATTCCTGCTGGTTCTACGCTGGCTGGTGCAGGAATAGGCGCAATTATCGGCTCTTTGGGAGGCCCTATTGGCACTGGAATAGGCGCATTGATTGGCCTAGCGGTAGGTGCCTTAACAGACCTTGGCATTCTGATTTATCAAAAATGGGATGAAATTAGCGCCTGGTTATCTAAGTCTTTTTCCTCTGCAAAGGAATCGCTTTCCAACACATGGAGCAGTTTGTCTGGATGGTTTAACACAAATTTTATTCAACCAATGGGAAACTTCTTTGATGGCTTGTGGGAAAACATTTCCACATCTGCTACTGAGTGCTGGGAAAACGTTTCCGATGCTTTCGGAGATGCCGCAAGATGGTTTGACGAAACTGTAATACAGCCTGTATCTGGATTCTTTTCCGAACTGCTGGAAAATGTATCTTTATTGGCTCATGACACATGGAGAGGAATTAAAGATTTCTTTTCGCCTGCTGCTGAATGGTTCTCTGAGCTTTGGGGTAGCGTAAGCAAAACATTTGAGGATGTTTTCTATGACATAGGAGTAATTGCTCGTGGAACGTTGGAAACCATCAAAATTGTTTGGGGAATTTTTTCTGAATGGATGTATGAGAATGTCATCCAGCCAATAAAAACGTTCTTCTCCGGACTGTGGGCAGACGTGGCAGAATTGGCGGTTGGGTCTTGGGAATCCGTCAAAAACGCATGGGGAACATTTACGCAATGGATAGAAACAGCGGTCATTGCCCCCGTTGAAGAATTCTTCTCGAACCTATGGGCAGGGGTTCTGACGTGGGCGAATGATGCGTGGGATGGGATAAAAAACGCTTTTTATGAATCTGGAATGTGGTTCGATTCAAACGTCATCCAGCCGTTATCCAATCTGTTTTCCTCTCTTTGGTCTGGAATTACAGGGTGGGCATCCAACACATGGAATTCTATTTGCAATGGATTTTTAACAGCATACAACTACATCAATACCCACTTTATATCCCCGTTGAGGCATGCGGTGTCAACGGTGTTTAACGGCCTTGTTGGCGCAGTGAAATCGGCACTGATCGGCGTAATATCTGCTCTAAATTCCGCATTGAGTTGGATGTTTGGTGGAATCAACGGAATTTTAAGCAGTCTTAGAAACTTCAGTATCGCCGGATACTCTCCATTTGCAGGGTTGAGAGAAATCAGTGTTCCGAAAATCCCTATGCTTGCCAACGGCGGCTATGTAGACCAAGGACAGCTTTTCATTGCCCGGGAAGCCGGCGCAGAAATGGTTGGCTCCATCGGGCGCAGAACCGCAGTTGCCAACAATGACCAGATCGTCGAGGGTATCACCAACGGTGTCCGGGAAGGTAACGATGACGTTGTGAACGCCCTGTACGCTGTCGCCCAGCAAATCATCATGGAAATGCGGGAGCAGGGACGAAACGACGGTGGCGGCAATTACGATTTTGACCGTGCTGTGGCGGATGCCCAGCGCAGGAACGCAAGAATGTATGGCTGATACGAAAGGAGCGTGAAACGGCATGAAGATGATGCTTAAGATAAACGGCGTGGACTTCATGCCGTTTATCGCAAAGCAGGGGGTCAAATGGCAACGCAACGACATCGATGCCGCCAACTCCGGGCGGACCATGGACGGGCAGATGCAGCGTGGCCGTGTGGCTACCAAAATCCGCCTGGACATCACCTGCCGCCCTCTGACCGCTGAGGAAGCAAGATTGGTCCTGACGACCATTCTCCCGGAGTATGTCAGTGTGGACTACTACGACCCCATGAGCGGCTACAGGAGCGGAATATCCATGTATTCCAACAATAACCCCGCTTCCTTCCTGATTGAAAAGCCGGAAGATGACTGGTGGAGCGGCATCACGTTCCCACTGATTGAAAGGTAAAGGTGGCTTATGCAAGAAACATCCGAAAAATACAAGCGGATATTGCAAGGGCCGCATAGCTTCGATACATCCGTCACCATTGGTGACGATGGGTGCCTGGTAGATAATTCCGGAGACCGGATTCTTTTTGGCGGAGATTCCATCCTCGTTGATACCGGCGGCCCGGAAAGCGGATTCCGGGAAGATGCGCTATTCAGCGTGAGCACAAAAAGCCCGTTTTTCAAGGATTCCATGCCGTGCGTCGGAACGGCAACGTCCGGCGCCGTGGATGTGAAGATGATTGCGCCGTACAACATTCCCAGGAAAGGGCGCATCTGCATCTACTCCCGAGCAGTGAGCGACACGGAGAAATCCGAGTGGGTACAGCAGGGAGTTTACTACATCGACACCCGGAAACAGGTGCACGACGACCGTGGATTCGACGTCTTGACCCTGAGCGGGTATGACGCAATGATGCTCGCAGAGGTCACGTACCCAAGCGACGATACCCACGATTACCCGCTGCTTGACACAGAGATGGTAAAGTACATCGCCACAAATATGAAAATCGACGAAGACGGTAGCGGCATCCAGGTAGACGAACGGACGTGGGATATTATGACCGCCGGATATAAATTCCCGCTTCCTGTCGGCTATTCCATGCGGGAAGTTCTCTGCATGATTGCGGCAGCCTATGCCGGAAACTTCATCATCTCCCCTACCGGCATGCTTCGGCTCGTCAGCATGTTTGACCTTCCTCCGGAGACCAGGCACCTGATAACGGACGACGGCTACAAAATTACCTTTGGCGGTTATTACATTCTTGTATAGAAAGGCGGTGATAGCCGTTGGCAGAAAGCTTTAACCTGCTGCGTCGGGTAAGCAGTCTAGATACATCCATGGAGCTGCCCGCTTACAGCGGCGTGGTCATCTTCGCCGGTCAGGACGACGAAGGAAACAACATCGAGTACCGGGCCGGAGACAAGACCGGTACTCTCTTGGAAATAACCAATGAATGGGGTTCTCAGGCTCAGGCCGACGCAATTTATAAGAAAATCCGTGGCTACCGCTACCAGCCATACAATGCCAGTGGAACCCACATTGACCCCTCTGTGGAAATTGGCGATGCTGTTACCATTGCCGATACCTACGGCGGTGTGTTTCTGCGGGCAACCACTTACGGGCGGGATATTACCAGCGAATTGGAAGCCCCTTCCAAGGAAGAAATAGAACATGAGTTCCAAATCCAGTCTCCTACGAATCGTCAGTATGAACGTTTCACTCGATCTGTTAGGTCTAGCTTGGCCATCACGGCAACAAAAATTGCCGCAGAGGTGGAAGCAAGAGAAGCAGCAGATAAAGCTATCCGGGCAACCTTGAGCGTTCAGGCAGATGCCATTAAAGCTAGGGTTGAAAAAACGGTAGGAGATAAAACCTCTGACTTCTGGTGGGACTTGCAAGCGAACAGTTGGAGCGTTGGAAGCAAAAGTAAAATCATTTTTAGCGTTCAAGAGGGCGGCGCAATAGTAGAGGGTGAAATCCGGGCTACATCCGGGAAAATCGGTGGGTTTGACATCCAGAAAGATTATCTGTCCTACAACGGCCAGACCTGGGGTGGAACTAATAGCTGGGGCGGTTATTTTGGAACAAGTGGCATTCAGCTGGGCCGGAATTTCAAGGTGGACATGGCCGGAAACCTGGAAGCCGCCTCCGGGCGGTTTACCGGGGAGGTATATGCCGGGCGCATCAGCTACGGCGGGGATGCTGGATATTTCAGCGGAGGCGGGCTGTCCGGTGGCTCTGTAGGGGCAGGGAAAATCGTAGGGAATAGTCTCGGTACCGGGCAATTTGCAGGAGGCGTGAACACATCTCTGGGGTATGCGGATTTTGCAAATGGCGTATTTAATGGGTGGAATACCGCACCTAGTTTATCAACCGAAGACAAAGGATTAGTAATCGGAGGCCACAGGGTAGCTGTAGCTTCTACATCGTTTAGAGACGGAACTGGGGGCACGGTATCTTTAAGGTATCTTACGTGGCTTAATTAAGGGGGATGCAAAATGGAAAAGCTCACAACCGCAACAGGCAAGGAATTTTCTTGTGATTATTTCAACCCATGCCAGCCAACTGGACAATGCAATTTGCGGATTGTAAATGAGCAGATTCCCACAGTGGCGGCGATATTTTCAAACCCATCTGAAACGATACAATTGTGGTGCGAAAGTCAATACGCAGCGAACTACACACGTCTTGTTGCGATCGTGCCTGAATCCGATGCAATCCGTGTAGTTCTCGGAAAGGAGTAAAAAATGGACGAAATCATCAACCTGTTATCCCGTATCGGTGCAACTATGGAGACCATCTCTATAGTTGGTATTGATAATCAGGACAAGTTCGTGGGCTGTGCTACGGCCATTAAGACGGTGATTCGAAAGCTGGAGCAGCTGCCCGCTGCGGAGAAAAAGGAAGAAACGGAAGGAGCTGACGTACAGGATGGCTGATAAATCCATAGAGCAGTTAAATGCTGCTGAAAAAGTGTATCTTAGCGACCTGTTTGTGCTGCAGCAGTCCGGCACGGCGAAGAAACTGACTGGGCAAGTTCTGAAGAACTGGTTGCTAGAGCTTGCCCAGGGACATGGCGGTATTACCAGCATTGTCCTGCAAAGTACATCCGGGCTGAATAAGACCTACCGCATTACTCTTGCGGATGACACCTACTTTGACATGACCGTTTCGGACGGCAAAGGCATTACCAGTGTTGCCAAGACTGGCACATCTGGGTTGGTTGACACCTACACCATGAAATTCAATGCTGGTTCTGACTTCGTATTTACAGTGAAGAATGGCGAAAAGGGGGACAAAGGTGATGCCGACCGTCTGTACTTCAAATTCGCCTCTCAAAAACCAACGGACACTTCTCATAACATGGGTGACGTGCCGGATGAATGGCTTGGCTTTTATGCTGGTATCACGCCGCCCTCTGGCTGGCAGGACTACACCTGGGTACGCATCAAAGGCGACAAAGGCGATAAGGGCGATGCTGCAACACTGACAAGTCACAGTACAACTTACATGGTCTCTGACTCCGGTACCGTCGTTCCCTCTGGTTCCTGGGTAGCTGATGTGCCTAACGTCCCCCAAGGTAAGTACCTGTGGACGAAAACTGTGCTTATCTTCAACACGGGTAACCCTGTGACTTCCTACTCCGTCTCTCGGTTTGGTATTGATGGTAGCGGTGCAGTATCTAGCGTTAATGGTAAGAATCCTGATCCTACCGGCAACGTGAGTGTGCTGGCGGAGGATATATCCACCAGCAACGGGACGAGTGTGCAGGCAGCGTTGAATGCGGCTGTTAAAACTGTGAACGGACAAAAGCCAGATGATACCGGAGCCGTAACGATTGGAGCAGCAAATATCCGTACTGCATCCGGTACCACGGTGGAGCAGGAGTTGACTGGAAAGCAAAAGAAAATCATGGTTTCTGGACTTTTGAAGGGCGATGGAAGCGGCGGCGTGTCGGAGGCTGTTGCCGGAACAGACTACCAGGCTCCGGTCAGAAGCTATACGGCTACCATACCCGCTTCCGGGTGGACAGGCTCGGCGGCCCCTTACATTTGTGACATGACCGTTACTGGTCTTTTAGCGGTAGACAAGCCTATCGTAGATATCATCCCTTCCGCAACCTACGCTACGGCAGAGACACAAATAGAAGCTTACGGACATATCTATCGGATGGTAGCACAGGAAAATAAAATCGTAGCTTACGCAACGGACAAGCCGGCAGTAGATATTCCGATACAGGTAAAGGCGGTGTAATCATGGGAGAATGCTTTATTTCACGGCGAGGCGGCGGCGGTGGCGGAGCTGGCCTGAATGTCGTCTCCGGCCTTACTGAGCCGGGGAGCCCAAAGGAGAATATGATCTGGGTAAAATCCGACAAGGCCGGGAAGAAGTACGTCTTTGCGGAGGTTTTTCCCGAAACCCCGGCTGATGGGACCATCGTATTTTTGTCGAAAGCGAAATCCATTGCTTACAGTACGTATGTTTTTACATCCGGCGCGTGGGAATCGGCGGAGGCCAGTATGTACATTGGCGGGAAGTGGGTGACGGTCAGCAGCAAATTCGACGGGATTTTGTATGATGCCGGGGAGCGATACGACGAGTGGAATGCCGATGCATCGGTGGGCGCGGAGATATCGAAGAGCCCCACGCTGAAAGGTATCACCAGGGCCGATGGTGGCGTTGGTATCCTTTACACGAATAACAAAGTGCCTATTGACGGCTTTACCGCCCTGCATATAAACGGCAAAACCGGCGGTGGCGGCTATATGGTCTATGTAACCTCCGAGCCGCCTGCGGCAGGAAAGGTTTCGGGCGTGTTGGCGTCGAAGACTCTGTCCTACTCTAGCGGTGGAAGCGGTGAGCTGGACGTAAGCGCAATATCCGATGGATATGTTGTGCTGTACACCGGTATCGGCCAAAGCAGTTTTTCGTACAATTTTGACGTAAGCAAAGTCTGGCTGACGTGAGGGGGCGGAGCGATATGCAAATTTACATTGATGCTGATTTTAAGTGCTATACCGCCCCGAAGGAGGGGCTTGCAACCGTCGAAACAGCCTTTTTTGATGGCAAGTGCGCCGCCTATATCGAGGGCTACCGCTTTGTCCCGGCCGGGGAGACCTGGACGGCAGCGGACGGCACGGTGTATTCCGGCGAAATGATTACTCCCTGGAAGCCCTGGGCGGAGCTGGACGCCGCCCAACGGGCCTATGAGCGAGAGCGCGTCGCCGCGCTGGAGGCCCAGAATGACGAGCTGGTGGAGGCCATGGCAGCCATGGTGGAGGACGTGTACAACCAGGACCTGGCTGCGATCGAGGAGGGATAACGCTATGCTTGGCGTTACCGTAAATATTTTTGACTGGAGGAAATTTGTTATGTACAAAAGCATGAAAATTCTGATCGGAAAGAAGTTCTATAGGACTGCAGAGCAGGCGCAGAACAAGCTGGATGTGTTTTTCGCCTGCAATCGCCTGACGGACGATGAGTACACAGAGCTCACCGCTCTGACAGCGGATCTCTATGGAGGCGAGGCCGCTTGACGGTAAGGCAGCTGCAGCTTCTGCTGAGTTATCTGGGCTATAGCCCGGGAGAAATCGACGGCGTGGCGGGGGAGAAGACGAAAAGCGCCGTGGAGGCCTTCCAGCGGGCAGAGGGCCTGGCGGCAGATGGGGAAGCGGGGGTGAAAACCCAGGAAAAGCTCAAAGAGGCCGTATTCCAGGGCCGCTTTCGGAAGCAGGAGGCGGAGCGCTTCTGGAAGGACATCCGCTATTTTTC